ATGCATGTACAATCAAAATGTTCTTTAATGCCGCGCCTCCAAAGGCGCTTGGCTTCAGAGGATGTCATGGCTATTAGGTTGTAAAGGTAGTGGTCAGGTGTTGGAAGGAGAGGAGTCATTAGGCATGGATACCCTTACGGGCACGATTAGCTTTTTTTGATGCGAGACGACCGCCTTTGCTTGTATGTGATGCGTCTAACCCATCACCGTTACCGTAAGTTCCTAACTTTCTATTTAGTTTATTGGCTCTAATTTTAAGAGATTTACCCTTAGCAGTTTTTTGATACTTACTCTGCTGTTCTAACCTACGTTGGTTAGCAGCAGGTTTTTCATCATAGAACTTCTGAGTTCTGCCTTTTTCCATAAAGCCTCCGTTGGACCATTTCTGGATCTACCTGTGGCATGATGTTTGCCAGTTTATCTAGAGGATTGCCATCAAATGCAACCCCTGAGATGTCATTAGTTTTAAGCCAATCACAAGCTGCTTTAAGATCTTGGGTGGAAGCCTCTCCCGACTTAATGCGAGAGAGGAATTCTTTAGTAACAAGATTATGTAGCTCATTAAATTGGTCTTCAGTAGCTTTCTTTTTCATGCTGCTGTTACCGTTAGTACACCTGCATTGCTGACAGTAATGTTATAATTAGTACCGTTAGCAGATTGCAGTTTTAACGTAGTTGGTGTAAGATTAGTTTCTTGAGTTGTAACTCGTGTATCTAAATTAGTAAAATTACCATTTAGATCAGTTGCACGAATAGCTACACCGGTCTGAAAAGTATTAGGTAAGGTCATTTCATTTGTGATAGAGGATGTTCTTGTAGTGACTTAGCTTGATCTGATAACTGCCTAGCCTCTTGGTATTTACCTTGACTCAATCGTTGCTCTGCAATGCTTTGAATGTGCTCACCATTAGCGCGTTCAATATTTCTGCTACGATAATCGTCCCATGCAAGTCTATAAGCATCATTATGGAGTTTAGTCAAGTCTTGATGGAGTAAGGTTTTTTTAATTGGCATCTCCTTCTGTGGTTTCAATCCACGTGCTTTCACATAACGCTTCATTTCAGCCTCGCCCATACCTTCATACTTATTAAGTAGTTTTTCTACTTTTTCACCAAGTTTATAGTTCTGAGCAATCCAATTATTAATGTGGTGTATTTCCTCAGGTTTGACAATTTCACCAGTTACTGGATTAGAACGTGGTCGTTGTAGACCATCCCAACCAGTTGCAAGTAGTTTTTGTCGCCATTCTTCCATACCACCATTTGTTTTAAAGAACGGCAGTATAGAGTTGATACCAGCAGTTATAGGTTCAAAATATTTGATCTGTTCACCAGTGTAAACATCAAGCATACTTTGTAGGTTATCATTAACAGGTGGTAACCACTTATTACGGTTAGCAAGGTAGCTCCACCAGTTATTTTCTACTTCCTTCAGACCAGGTGCAATAGCTTTATTTAGAATAGAACGTACACCAGTCAACGGAAGAGTAGAGTCTGCCATCATAGCAAACCAACGGTTCATTGCACCAACATCGCCTGACAACAAACCAGACAACGGTTCAAAACCACTTAGAAAACTTTTATTAGTAATGTTATAACTAATAGAAGCAGACAATGCACGGAACCAGTCTTCAGTAATAGCTTGGTCAGCACGTTGCAGTTGGTATGCCATATCACCTGCTAAACCAAGAAATGTATCAAATGGTTCAAACCCTTGATAACTACGCCACTCACCACTAATAGGATCTTTTATAGACAATGGTTGCCATCCCATAGCAATCATACGACGCTTTTCTGCATCATCTTGCGGACCATTACCTGTCAAGTTACCATTAAATGCCATCATAAGGGCACCTGTAGTAACAGCAGAACCCATGGCTTGACGTCCAATGTACTCACCTTTCAAGGCATTAAATGCTTCAATACCTTGACCAGCTAGACCATGATCAGCAAGAACTTCATCAATTTCTGCTTTACTTGCAGCATTAAGTACCTTACGTGCTTTACCAACAGCAAGTCCAAGAGGACCAAGTGGGTTAAATGTAGAAGCAAGGTTCAAAGCATTAATACCAGTCCTAGGAAACATAAAGATTGACTTCATGATTGGGAACTGACGCATTACACCTTCAAGACCAGATACAAGTTTATTGTCAAGGTTAAGGTTAATTTCACCAGATGCAAATTTAGCAGCTTCATCAGTTAGAACACCACTCTTGTCAAATGCCTCATCGTACAGTTTTTGCTGTAGGTTTTTAAAAGCATTTTCATCAATAGCACCATTAGCAGCATCAAACAGTTCATCATATGCTCTAGCACGGGCAGACATCGATGCAGACATTGACTTAACAAAACCATCAATGGCATACATAGAGTTAATGCCAAGCCTAGGAATAAAACTATTATTAAAAGCGTAGAGATTTTTAGTTATATTCCACATTGCAGCCTTACCATTCTGCCCACTATTACGCCAGATTTCAGCCATTTCTTCCATGGTTTCCCAATCTTGCATTGCTTTAATGTCAAGATCTTGACGACCACGAGTCATTGATGCACGAGGATTATTTACAGCAAATCGCCATTCCTCTTGCATGACTTTAAGGCCACGCTGGATGTTTTCTTGCACACCACCAAAGGTAAACATAGCACGTTTAAATGCGTCAGAATCGCCTGCTATACGGCTTCCAGCTAGTGTGGTAAGGGGTTTACCTACAAGACCAATTGCAGCGCCTCCTAGAGCCCTTACAGGGGCCAATCCGGTAAGGATATTGTTGTACCGTACACCCTGTAGTTCCTGAACAAGCATACTAGGTACTTCAGGATTACCATCAACAAATGCTTTCTTAATAAAACCAATACGGTTCTCAGCAAGACGCATTAGCTTATCAATGTCATCTACTTTACCATTAGTCTTAACAAACTCACGATACAAAGGCTTGAAAAACTCAGGCTTTTCTTTGCTAATATCGACAAGAGTATTGATAAACTCAAGTGACTTAGCTTTCTCTTCCTTCAGTTTAATTTCAAACATTCCGTTCTGTTCATCCATCCACTTAGCGTAGACTTCAGCACCTTCTTTACTATTTGCTTTTTTAGCTAGTTTATCAGCTTGCAAACGCCAACCATCAATGTATTGACTAGCGCGAATCTCAGGAAGCAATACCTTTAGGTTGTTAAATATCAACTCCTGTTGACGAGTAGTGTCCAGCGTATCTCCCATCAGTTCAATACCACGGGAAATATCAGCTACATCACCACCAATCTGACCTGTCATTACACCAGATGCACGCATCTTTTCAGGATCAAGTGTATCAAATGCCTTTTGAAATGCTTTTACAGCAGTGTTGAACCCATCACGTGACAGGAAATTAACTCGATTACCAGCAATCGTATCGGATTGAGTCTTCAAAGATGTAACCATCTTCTTAAACTCTGGCAGATCTAAGCTTTGAGCAGCACCTGCAAACTCATCTACAGACCTTTCTACATCTGCAGCAGTAATTTTACGGTTACCAACAACAACATCAAACGATGGTTCAAGACCTTTTGCAACTTCTCCTAACATTTCAGCACGAGCTGTGCCATCAGGAGCATTCATAAAGTCTTCTTTAAAATGATCAGTAACAGCAGGACGTGTACGACCATTTACAGTGCCAACATTATTAACTGTACGGGCAACATCAGCCTTAAAATCAATAGGATCAGCACCTTCATTCATCACAACACGGGCTTGTGGCTCATGTGGTTCATTAATAAAGGCATCATAACCATTTACACCTTCAGGATCAGCCTCAAGACGTTTAATAGCCTCTCTTGTCTGTCCAGCAGTCCTTACAGTATTGTCCGTTTCTATTTTAGCAGTAACAATATCACCACCTGCAGCTTCAATAACCTCAGCTTCAGCCGATTCTTTAGCCTGAATAGCCTTCTTAGCAGCCTCATTTTTAGCAATAAGCTTGTTACCACCACGAATAGATAATGCAGCTTCTACAACACCACCAAAACCTGCTAGTGCTACACTTTCCAGCATATTTTTTTGGTAAATTTTATCAGGAGAGTCACTATCTCGTGAAGCCCAAGGCACTTGAATACCAAAAGCTTCCTCCATAGCACTCGCAACATTACCAGGCTCAGTAGTTTGTTCAGATGCAGCCTCAATACCAGCACCAACACCAATCTCTGCAGCAATTTTACCAAGGGTACGGGTACGGTTAGCAATAGCCATACCCTTTGTAGCACCTTGCAGACCCTTTGCAATGGCTCCACCACCAGTCAAAGACGGGATAACAATGCCTGAGATGTCACGCATAGTACGTGTCCATGGATTATCATCACGTTTACGGCCAAAACGCTCATCATACCACTCATCCGCAGGCTTAAGCCAAGGCACAAGACCACTAATATCCATCACAGTGTCCACTACACCAGCACCCATCGCTGCAGGAATAGCAGTAATGGGGTTCTGTGTAGCAGATTCGGCTAGTTTTTGAGCCTGTGCAATGGTAGGATTTTCATCATAGAATGGTTCAGCAGCTTCTTTTTCAGCTTGAGCCTTCTCTTCTTCTTCTCTTTGCTTACGTTCTAGCTCATCCTGCTCTAATTTTTGTTGCTCAAATTCACGGGCTTCAGCATTTACCCTATCAATGTCTTGATAATCTGAATCAACAGGATCATATTTAAATTCATTGTTGTAATTAGACATAATTATCGATTCAGATTAGGGTTCATATTAGCAGGCTGCCTCCAAACAGGTTTGTTAGGAATAGGTTCCGCAAAAGCAGCGTCAAGAATAGCAGCTTCTCTAGGATTAGCTTTATCAGTAGGACCAATCCAAATACCACGCCAGCCTACTTTTTTACCATAAACAAAAGTCATATACTTCCAAAGATCATCTGTTAATTTTGCATCTAACGGAATGTTTTGATTTTTTACCTGTTCGGCAAAAGTAGATGGTATGAATTGTGCAGGTCCTGCAGCAAATACTTCTTTATTTTGACCAAGTTCTAGAAGCTCACGAACAGTAACTTCATTCATAGGTTTGCCTAAAATATCCTGTATCTTACCAATACCAATAGCTGTCCTACCTTGATTAGTTCCACCTCTATTAATTGCGTCACTTCCTAAGCCACCAACCTCATATTTTTTAATGATGTCCCAAGCCTGACTTTGTATAGGTGATATTGGTTCATAAACAGCCTTTTGACCGGCATTCATAACCATAATATCAGTACGGGTAGGGTTAGACTTATAATTGGCTAAACGACGTACAAATGGGTCATACAGAGCGTTTACAGAGGACTCTAAAGCAGTGACTTGATTAGCAATTTCCTCAGGAATAGGTTCTAAATTATGTGCAGCAAGTTGTAGTTGCAATGCACGGAAGGATGATAATGTACCACCACTTTGATCGGCAATAAATTGCACAGAAGGTGGCAGTTTAAACTGACCTGTCTGCCTATACTGCTTAACAACAGCTTCTAGCTGCTCTTTAGGTACTAATTGTTCACGATAAGCAGCTGCTCCTTTGGTCTGCAATGTTTTTGCAATACTAGCAAGAGGAGATGTAATAGGATTAACGGGTTCAATAGTAAGATCATATCTACCCATCCCACTTGGATCGGTAATAGTGATGTTTCCGGTTTTAGGATCCCGTTCTACTCCTAAAACCCTGTAGCTTCCTTTGGTAATGTCCTCACCAAACCGCTGCTCAAAACGACCATTAGCATAATCAGCAGCCCTTTGCTGATCATTGAACTGTTGCATACCAACTTTAAAATCTGCCTGCCATTCACGGACTGCTTTTTTCTTTGCAAGTCCAATAGTTGGTGATTTAGCCTTCTGCATTGACGGGAAATACCCAACACGCTCATTAATTTTGTCAGACGCATAGGATTCAAATTCTTTAACAAGGGAACTAGGGGCTACACTACGGTTAGATTCGTTTGCTTTAGCTAACCACTTCTGTTTAAACTCAATAGAAACACCTGAAGTCTTCATAATTGTTGTAGTATCAAGTGCTCCATACAGAATTTGCTCATTCCATAGCTGTTCATAAGCATCTTCACGTAATGAATCTGCTGTATATGAAATTCTAGACTCAATTCTTCCAGCCAACCTATCCATATTTTGAGCTTTTGCTTGAAGAGCAAGGGATTTCAAATATTCTCCAGATACATCGATCTTACCATCAATCATATCCTGTGCTGAACTTTGATCAAACGAATCAATAAGCTTTTGTTCTTGTAGTTTTCTACCTTCTACTATAGCTTTATACTGGTTATCAATAGCATTCTGACGATTTTGAAGAGACTTTTCATATTCAGCCGGAAACCTTTCAAAAAGAGGTTTGTTTGGTTGATCTGGAAATGATGACTCCCAAATAGCAGTATGTTGATCAGACGAGACAATAAAAGGATCATCTGTTTCTTTCATTGCCTGTGCTCTAGCAGCACCATGATTACCTTGGTTCTGGAAATACAAGGTTTGATAAAGGTTATGCCAGCTTTCAGGATCTTTCATTGTCCTGAATCCTTGGACAGCACTATCTACCCTATTGGCATTAT